TTAATTTAACTGCTGTATCTAATAGGACGTCGCAAGTTCAAACTACATATAATAGTAAAAATTATTTTGGATTTGATTTTGACAATTTAAATAACTTAAATTATTTAGCACCAGTACCATCATCAGGGTCTGTTTTAGGTAATAATACCGATTTTTATCTTGGTGATGTAAGTCAAGATGCAGACGCTGCTTTTCCAACTTTAGCAACTGCTTATAGTGGATCATTACAAACAGCATTGGTTGCTAACACATTCACTGCTAATGTTGCCATTAACACAAGACGATTCATAGTACCAATGCAAGGTGGGTTTGATGGAGCTCGTCCTAACTTGCCTAAACTGTCTGGAACTAATTTAAAAGCAACAAATACATTTGGATTTGATTGTAGTGGAACCGCCACAGCAGGAACAAAAGCATATAACAAAGCATTCACAGTATTAAGCAACACTGATTATTATGATATGAACATGTTGATTACACCTGGTGTAATTGATAGTCTTCATCCATTAGTAACTAGTGCAGCTCGTAACTTAGTAGAAGATCGTCAAGATGCATTCTATGTTATGGATAGTAACGCATTAACAGATAGTATTGAAACTGTAGTTCAACAAGTAACTAATATTGATAGTAACTATGCAGCAACATATTATCCGTGGGTAAGAATTATAGATCCTGCAAAGAACAAACCAATATTTGTTCCACCATCTGTAGTATTACCTGGAGTATTAGCATTTAATGATGCAGTAACAGCTCCATGGTATGCACCAGCTGGATTGAATCGTGGAGGATTAACAACTGCGATAGGAACATATAAAAACTTAACTCAAGCAAATAGAGATGAATTGTATGAGAATCGTGTTAATCCTATAGCAAACTTCCCTAACGAGGGCATTTGTGTTTGGGGACAAAAGACATTGCAAGCTCGTCCAAGTGCATTAGACAGAGTAAATGTGCGTCGTTTATTAATTTCAGTTAAGAAGTTTATTGCTTCTTCAACAAAGTTTTTGGTATTCGAACAAAACACATCAGCAACCAGAACAAGATTCTTGAGTATTGTGAATCCTTATTTAGAACAAGTAAGAGCACAACAAGGATTATCAGCATTCCGAGTTGTAATGGATGAATCAAATAACACACCAGACGTAATAGACAGAAATATTATGTATGGACAAATATTTTTACAGCCTACCAGAACTGCAGAATTTATAGTATTAGACTTTAACATTCAACCTACGGGTGCAGCATTTCCTGAATAGGATTTAAAAAAATAAACAAAAGGCAGGATTTCGGTCTTGCCTTTTTTACTTTTCGTTATATTTATATTAAAAATACAAGGGATACAATATGGCATTAGAAGATAGATTAAATACCGCAAATCCAGGAACAGACTTTGCTGACTATGGTATTGACAATAATTTTTGGAACAACGCATATTCGTGGGAACCAAAAAAACAACATCAGTTTATCATGGAAGTAGAAGGAATACCTGCTTATTTGATTAAATCGTCTGCTAAACCTAGTTTAGAAAATGGTGAAATAACACTTGATCATATCAATGTTAAAAGATATGTGAAAGGAAAATCTGCATGGAATTCAATTGGTATTCAATTATATGATCCTATAGTTCCAAGTGCGGCACAAGCTGTTATGGATTGGGTTCGTTTACATCACGAATCTGCAACAGGAAGAAATGGTTATTCTTCTATGTATAAAAAAGAAATAACACTAACATCACTTTCTCCATTAGGTGAAAAAGTTGAAGAGTGGATATTAAAAGGAGCTTATATTCAAAATACCAATTTCGGAAGTTACGATTGGGCAACAGAAGATGTTGTGATGATTGATGTAACACTTCGTTACGATTGGGCATTCTTAAACTTCTAAAAATAAAATTAAATTATACAATCAAGGTAGGGTCAAAAGCCCTACTTTTTTTGTGAACGTATATTTATAATAAAGTTATATAAAGGTATAATATGAGTAGAGTTACTGATCGTTTAGACAATAAACAAATCGTTGAGTTAGCAAAAAAACAATACGAACAACAAAAACAAAACAGCAAATTTCCAGCAAACATAATAAATTTGCCTTCACAAGGAAAAGTATATCCAGAAACTTCAGTGTTAAGTTCTGGTAAAGTTGAAATGCGGCATATGACTGCATATGATGAAGACATACTTTCTAATAGTAGTTATATTAATGAAGGTATTATTTTTGATAAACTATTAGAAGCATTAATTGTGACTCCTAATGTCGACATCAATGAACTAGTAGCTGGAGACAAAGAATGGTTAGTAATATCTGCTAGAATATTAGGATATGGTAATGATTATGATGTATATGTTACAGATCCAAAAACAAATGAATCAGTAGTTGCTACATTAGATTTATCAAAATTAAAAGCTAAATCATTTGATGAAGTTGCAGATGAAAATGGATGTTTTGAATATATAGTTAATAGCACAAATGACGTAATAAAATTTAAATTTTTATCAGCAACAAATGCCGCAAAAATTAAAACAGACAAATTAACATCAACATTTTTAAAAATGTCTATTTATTCTGTAAATGGAGATAGCAAAGAAACATCTATAGATGAATATTTAAAATATGATTTTAAAGCTATTGACAGTCGAAAATTCAGAAAATATAGCTCCAGGCCTGGAGTATAAAACAACGGCAACGGGTGAAAAAGGAGACACCTACGACGCCATGTTTCAATTTAACGCTGACCTTTTTTGGTTTTAAACCAGAACATCAAGTATATTTTCATAATCAATTATTTGACCTATTGTGGGCTGGTGAAGGTCGTTGGTCATTTGACGATATTTACACTATGCCTCTGCGCATTAGAAAATTATGGATATCTAGAATAAACAAGATTCGCAGCGATGAAGCAGCTGCTCAAGAAGAACGAATAAATCAAACACAACAACAAGTTCGAACCCCACAGGTCAAAAAGTAGTTGTGAAATATTTATAATAAAGAATCTTGTATTGAAATCTAAAAATTACATATCAATTGAAAAATTAAAACGTCAACCTAAATTAGGTATGTCTTTTGATTTAGATGGACTTAATAAATCATTAAAGTCATTTAGCCAATCAAAAGGTTTTAAAGAAATAAACTCTCAATTAGATGGTTTTGTAAAAACATTAAAACCAATTGGTAGTACATTAGATAGTGTACAAAGAGCTTTAGGTGCAAGTATTTCAGAGTTTGATCAACTTGGTGCAGGTATAGGTCGAGCACAAGCATATCAAGAAGACTATAATAAAGCTGTATTACAAGCAATAAAAAATCAAAATTTTCTAGAAGAATCAAATAAAGAGTTAAATAAAGCTTTTGGAATGAGTAGCAAAAGAGCTGCTGAATTTGGTCAAAATTTACGAAAAATTGGTATAGACGCCAAAGTAGGTAGTGAAAAACTATTTAAGTTTGCTTCAAATTTAAAAGAAATTACTGGTGGATTTATAGCTTCTAGTAAAGCAATGAAAACAGAATTTGGTAAAGAATTACTAAAAACACAAACATATCTACAAAACAATATTGGATTATCTGCAGAAGGAGCAAATAGTTTTGAATTATATGCTGCAGGTATTGGAAAAAGTGGTGCAGAAGCTGCAGCTGCAATCGAACAAATGTCTCATGGATTAGAAAGATTTACTGGTATAGACGCAGTGCAGATGCAACGACAAATCATACAAGATATAGCTGATATGGGGGCAGATCTTCAATTGCAATATGGTGGTGTTGGAAACAAATTGGAAATGGCCACAATGAAAGCCAGGTTATTAGGTACATCGATGGAAGCGTTACATGGAACTGGAAAATCTTTATTAAATATAGAATCTAGTATTGGTGCTGAAATGGAATATCAACAACTTACTGGTAGAAGATTATTAGATGATCAAGGTAAAAGTTTAACAAACGAATATCGAATGGCAACCGTAACTGGCGACTCTACTAAACAAGCAGAGTTAATGAATCAATTTATTGAAAGTGAAGGCGAAACTCTTGAAAAGAATTTATTTGCAAGACAGAAAGCTGCAGAGTTAATGGGTACAGACGAAGCTACGTTAGCCAAAATGATTCAGAAAAGAAAATTATTAGTTAAGCTTGGTGCTGAAGAAATAATGAACATGAATGCAGACGAAGCTAAAACTGAAATAGAAAAACTTCGTAAAGAAGCTGGTGATGATGAAGCTAAACTAAAAGATATAGATGAATTAATTGCAGCATCAGACACCAGAACAACAGCAGAAGTAGCCAATGAGCATTTACAAGCAATACGTGAAAGTGTATCTGTGAGTGGTGTAGATGCAGCTGGTGGCGGTGCTGCTGCAGGAGCAGCCATGGCAGCTAATAGAAAAGCTGTTTTTGAAGGAAACAACGCAATGATTAATTTTGCAAAAGAAGCAAAAGAAACATTTAAAGATGCCAAGTTTATTAAAGGAGTCGGTGCATTAGGAATTGCAGGAGATCGATTATCAGCTACACTTACACCGCTAAAGCAATTAGCTGAAACAGGAATTCCATTAGTATCTTCAAAATTAGGAGATTTAGCTAAAGGTTTAGAAAAAGTAACTAAAATAATCAAAGGACCAATTGGTAGTGATATCAAACCTGAAGATATGAAAGCAACCGGAGGATATGTATCAGGTCCAGGTACTGGCACATCAGATTCAATACCAGCTAGACTATCAGATGGTGAATATGTTATCAACGCCGCAGCTACCAGAAGATATCGTCCACTACTAGACAAAATTAACAGTGGACCAGTACGTTTAGCCAACGGTGGAATGGCTATGTCAACCGGCAAAATGGAAAGTATATTGTCAAGCATATTAACAACATTGCGTGGAAACAATGTTTTAGGTGAAACATCAATGAACGGAAGGAAACGAGTATAATGCCAACTAACACTACATATCCAAATGCATCGTATTGGACACCGCTCCAAGCTAAAACAACAAACATTACATTGGGAAATGTAGCACAAAAAGCAACAGGATTTGCAGCTGGTGCAATAGGAAGTTTGTCTGGTATTCCGCAAGTAGCACAAGTAGGACAAAGTTTAACTGACAGCTCTACTAATTATTCTATCAAATCAACATATGCAGTAGCAGCACCAAATGCTATGAAATCTACTGATAATATTGGAATAAAATTTCCTGATTTTAGAGCTAGAAAATTTCCTACAAAAAAAGATGCTCAAGGCAATAAAATTGAAAATGCTGATATTAAATTGGGTATAGCAAGTAAACGTGTAGACGGAGCGGCATCTGCTTTGAGAACTGTTGCAATGACAAAAGCTCAAGGAGGAGGATTTAAAAACTCTTTAAGATCCAGTTTGTATTCAGCAGCATCTATATCACCATATGGTCCATATTCATTGTTTAATTTAGAAACACTATATGGTTGGGGTGATCATGATAATCCTTATGCTTTGCGCAACGACTTTACCGCACAAAGTCACGTGGCCACACAATGGAACGCAGGAATTGTGAATATAGATAAATTTAATATATCATCAACAGGAATTGGTGTTCCGCAATTTTCACAAGATCCTGGAAATTGGGCTCCTACTAAAAATTTATTGTCTAAAGCAACACCATTTCGTGGAGACAAAGTTAACGTTATAGATTTTAGTCAACGCACATTGAAAGATGCATATCGTTGGTTACCAAAACCCAAAGTATTTGGAGCCGAGCTTCCTGACTTTACAAAAGCAGGATTAACTTCTGATTTTATAAAGTTTTTCTTTACTGGACCTAAACTCCATGCAGGACTAAATGATGCAGACGAAACTGATGACATAATAGTTTTTAGAGCAACGATAAATTCATTATCAGATAGTTTTAATGCAGCATGGAACGGATTTCAACTTATAGGTAGAGGAGATCAAAACTATCAATACGGCGGATTTAGCAGAGACTTAAGTTTAGACTTTACAGTGTATGCCACAGACAGAGATGAAGTTAAACCTATATGGAGAAAATTAAATGCACTTGCCGGCTACACTGCTCCAGAATATACTAATGATAATATTGCAATGGTTGGTCCATGGATGCGTATAACTATAGGAGATTTATTTAATCAACAACCAGTTGTGTTAAAAAGTGTAGGATACACATTAGCCGCAGCTGATACTAATTGGGAAATAAACATTGAACAAGATCCGCAAATGATGCAAACTCCACATAGAATTGATGTTAATTTAACATTAACACCTATCACAGATTGGTTACCACAAAAAGGTGGCAAGTTTTATTCATTGGCTAAACGCCATGATGGAGAAACTGGATTACCATTACCAGGAAATGATAATTGGTTGAGTGATACTAAAAATAACGTAACATTATCACAAGAACAATTATTTGAAATAGCCCAAAAACAAACTAAATCTGCAGGAAAACGAAAATCAAAAATCGGAAAAAGAACAGATACATCTATAGGTAAACGAGGAGAATAATTATGAGTAGATATTCAACAACAAGTATAATAAAAGACGAAGAAGGTAAAAGAAAACGATCTACTACTATCGTGCCAACAATAGATGCTACTCCTGCAGACACCTTTATAATTACTACAAGCACCGATCGATTAGATAAATTAGCAAACACATTTTATCAAGACGTCACGTTGTGGTGGGTTATTGCAGCTGCAAACGGATTAGGCAAAGGAACTTTGATTGTTCCTGCTGATACCAGATTACGTATACCAGCAAAGACAGATTTTTTAGATCAAGTTATACAAGCTAATAGGACAAGATGAGTGATATTTTTTATACATCAGTTGATGACAATCTTCGCAAAGAATTACTAGCTCGAGCATCTGCTGGTAAGAAAAATCGTACAACTAAAGATATCAACTTTATGGTTAGTAAAATTGCTAACGTGCAAATAACTCCTTTTGATATTAAATATGTTGATGATCCTACTAAACCCAATGACGAAGTAGTTGATCAAAAAACAGCAATACTTCCTGCAATATTAGGAGGATTACAAGTTCGCCAAGGAGAATTTTTACCTACTGGTCCGCAAGGATATATAACAGATCGAAAATTTACAGTTACTGATGCAACTGGTGATGTTAAAACTCCATATGGAAAAACCAATACATCAAAAAGAATACCTCCATATTTAACAGGATTAGACATATCAATTGGAGACCCTTCCATGGGTATAATGCAAACTGCTACTGCAAACGTTACTATTCCAAATCCCGGAAGAGATTTAGATTATTTTGAGTCAGTTTATTTGAGACCCGGTCGTCATGTACGAGTATTTATAGCACATCCAGATACTGCTATTGTTTCAGAAGATACTGATGGATTTTTGACGCCTGGTTCAATGCCATCGACAGAAAAACTGAAAAATTTATATCCAAATATTACAGAAGAAGAAGAACGACAATATAAACGAATGAACTCATTTGTGTTTGATGGTGTAATTATTTCATTTACATTAGACTATCAAGAAGATGCAAGTGTAGCTGTAAGTTTAACTATGCGTGGAACATCACAAGTATACACTGATTTATCAATGGCTATGAGTGATGCTGCAAAAAAAGATGAGTCTGATACGCAATCAACTATTATGAAAAATTTTTATGATGAAATCAATAACATAGTTGAAAAACAGTTAGATAATGAAGAGTTCGTATTAAATGCATCAGCTATATATAACAATACTACAGATCGAAAATTAAAAGATGTTAGTTATATATGGGGAGCTCCATATGCTGGACAACCTATAAAAAAATATATAACCTTAAAGGCTTTAATTGAATTTATAAATCAATTCATAATTACAAAAGCTAAATCAATTGTTGGCAATGTTAGTATTGTATTTGACAGAGATATAAATACATGTAAATATTATCCAGATTTAGTATCTGCAGATCCAGAAACAGTGTTTTTTCCTGGTCAAGATAATTATGGTGCTAGAACATGGTATGAAAATTTTAATACTGATAAACCAAAATTTTCTGATGCTAATAATGAAAATCCAGTTTCGTTCTGCACATTAATGTATATTTCTATGGAATTTATTCAAACAACGTTGAATAATATGAATAAAGAAGAAATATTTACTGTCAATGAATTTTTAAAAAGAATTTCAGCACAAATATACTATGTATCAGGCGGAGCATATGATCTTAAACTTATTACACATCCAGAAAATCAAAATGCTTTATTGTATTATGATAGCAACAATGTAAAATCATTTAGTGATGTTCCACAACCATTCGCTGTTCCTATGTTTGCAAATGATCCAACAGGTACTGTAGTTAAATCATTTTCATTTAATGGTAAACTTCCAAGTGATGCTTCTAATTTAGCATATGTTCTTAACCAAGATCCGGGAGACATAAGTGAATCAGAAATAGCTCCATTTTTATCATATATGTATAGTGCTAATACTGTGTCTCGTACAGAAGACGGTAATGAAACTATATCAAATATTGTTAGTGCAGACACTGTTAAAAAAATTGAAGAAAAATACAAAACTAGACATGAACAATATCTAAACGAATTGAAAACAGCTATTAAAACATGGGGACAAGATCATACTGATGAAAATCAAGAAGCATTACATACTGCTGTAAAAAATCATATTCAATATCCTAAACCAAAATTAGAAGATACTAATCAATTAAAAGCTCCAGTTATACCATTTAATGCATCATTTACAATTGAAGGTATTAATGGATTTAGATATGGTGACGTATTAGAATTTAAAGGCTTACCGGCTAGATATACCAACAATACTGTGTTTAGTATTATCGGAATAAATCATAGTGTATCTTCAACTGGAGAATGGAACACTGATATTCAATGTATAATGAGACCAAGAATTGACTTTAAAGAATGAGAATAAAAGCATTTTATAGCGCCAATGAAACAGTAACTGATTTGTATACAACTGGTCAACAATGGATGACTGTGGACAATGAAGAATACGTTGGATTGTATCATAAATATTCTACGGGTGAAGTGTATACACAACCAAAATGGAATCCAGAAAAATCAAAAAAATTAATTAAATACAAAGTTTTGGATCCTGCAATTGTTGAATATAATAAAGTAACAACTATAAAATTAAATTATGAATCATTTAAAACACATAATATAAAAATTACACGTCAAAATATTAATGATGGTTTTGTTGATAGATTCATACTAAAAAAAATAAACGAAAACAGATTTTATGAAGTAGACAAAAAAACTTATGAGTCATATTCTAATAAAAAAATAGATCCATCACTATATATCGGCGTTAAAATTAAATGGACTATTGCAGGTCCATTACAAACTACAACAAAAGGTGCTGTTACTATTGCTGGAGTTCGAGACACAAATATTGCTGAAACAGAACGAGCAGAAAAACAATTACCAGGATTATCTATATTTTTAAATGATCCACTTCAATATTATACTGACAACGATTTTATATCACCTTCAGATATCAACGGATTGGATTCGTAAAAATTATTTACTATTATATGTTATATGATAGTGGACTATGAATCTGACGTAAAGACTTGTTTAAGCATAATAGCAGAAAACAAAACACTCATAGTTCCTATATACACAAATCCTACTCAACATGTATGTGAGCAAAAAGTATGTGCTTTATACGTTTATTGTGAAAATGAAAGTGAATGGTTGATTCCAATTCATCATACAGAACAAATACGGGGCTTTGCAGAATATTTAAACGACTTTTTAAAGCTTGATAATATATTTATCCATGACAAAAAGCGATGGCTTCAAACAGGAGGTAATGAAGCCGTATGGGATGTAAAGACTTTGTGGTGGTATACTTATTCAGAAGCATATGATGAGTCACATTATCCTACGCCAGCACACAATTTTTTCTGGCATAGAATGTATAAATTACCACAAGTAAACGCAGTAGTTCCAATGCAGCAACATTTAGCTATGTGTCAGAAAATACGACACTATGCTTGGCCTATGTGTGTCAATGCAAAGCTTACTGATTCATATAAACGTTTCAATTCTTTATATCCTAAAACATTTGCTCAGATCGAATCAAATAGTTTAGCAGTTAATGATAATTTTAAATTGCCAGCTTTAGTAAATAATGGCAGAGTGTATTCTGTATATAATTATCATACCACAACAGGACGTCCAAGTAATGCACATAGAGGATTCAATTATGCAGCTATGAACAAAGAAGATGGCACTAGAGCTGCATTTGAAAGTAGACACTCTGAAGGAGCTTTGGTAGAAATGGACTTTGACAGTTATCATGTTAGACTGATTGCTAAACTTATTAATTATGATTTACCGACTACAAGTATACATGATTATTTAGGTCGATTTTATTTTGGCGTTGATGAATTAACAGAAGATCAAAGAGCAGAAAGCAAGGCCATAACGTTTCGACTTTTATATGGAGGTATAGACAAAGAGTTTTTAACTATTCCATTTTTTCAACAAGTAAATGATTTTGTGTTTAAACTTTGGAATAATTGGAAACGTAACGGATGCATACAAACACCAATAATCGGCAGGAGCATATGTAAAGATCAAGTGACTAATATGACGTCATACAAATTGTTTAATTATTATCTACAAGCCACTGAAACAGAAGTATCTGTTAATAAACTATCACAACTTCAAGACTACTTACAAGATTATAAAACATGTATAATATTGTATACATATGATTCTGTTCTATTTGATGTTCCTTTATCAGAAGCCAAAAGTATATTACCAGAAATAAAAAACATATTAGAAAAGGGTAATTTCCCGGTGAAATGTAAAGTTGGCGATATTTATGATAAAATGAATACTATTACGTTATGAATATAGATTCTATAATTACTGAATGGACATACCGATTAGAAAAAGGATATCCAGACTGTGACGAAGATTACATTGAGTTACACAACGTTTTACGAGAACAAACTGATTTGTCTAAACTTGAACGAGATAACATTGTTCGTAGAGCAATGGGAATAACAGAACAAGATGATGACCCAGAATATATTGTTACGACACCTTCACAAGTAGAAGAATTTATTAGTTATATTAACTCAAAATACGTAATGTCTGGACAAGAAATATCTAACTTAAAAAACTTATATCAATTAATAAATCAATCAGAAGTAAAACAAAATATTTTAGATATAATATATTCAAAAACTCCTTATTATAATATTAATAACACTGATTATAAAATTTCTGGTGATGCTTTAATATTGTACAATATGATACGAGAATCTGGTATTATAGTAACAAATGGACATTGGAGTGAACTTTGGTTTTCTATAATATTTAAAGGACTTGTTAAAGGAAGTATAGCTGGTGATGATGATAATATTAAATCAGATATTAAATTAAATACTGGTGATGATGTATCTCTTAAAGCATTTAAACGAGTTTTATATGATTGTGGGTCCTTACCTGCAGACGCAATTTTATATTTGAGAAGATTTATATCGTTAGCAGAATTGTTAACAGACATAACATTTGAGACAAAAAGTATTAGTACAATTGAGCTTAATAAAATTTTAAAAACATTGAGTTCAGAACGTGTACAAGACGATATAAAACAAATATTATATCATCAAACAGAGTTACCAATTATACAACGTATACAAAATAAATTAAAAAATATATTAGGAGATTCTACTCCTGATCGATTAGAAAATATTGTAAATGTTTTTTGTAGAGAATTAGATGAAGTATTACGAAATGCATTTGTAGAACAAATCGATTGGTGGGGCTTTATAAATACATCGAATAATATAATTTTTATAAGAGACTCTGAATCTATATTTCAACAAGTAAAATGTAATGAAACTAATCCTAGAATTTCACCAGCTATACCTAATTTTCATCAAGGAAAAGTTTGGATAAAAGGAACAGAATTAGGAATGCATGGAAGAAGGGATTGATAATTGAAAACACAACTACTTTGCACATTCGCACATCAATCAGATTTAAATATTATAACTGATTATATTCAACAAAGTTACACTATACCAGAACATCGAATATTTGTATTTTCAAATTCTGATCGTCCGGAACAATTGTATTGTACATATAATGCAGATGCATCAGAAATGAGAGGACAAAACACCATAAGCATACATCGAAAAAAAGAAACCAATACTTTGTATACGGTTAATGCTCTTAACGCAATTATACGTCGTGTAAATAATGGAGTATTAGATAAAACATATCAAGTTGATTGGAGTATGTATCGCAATTCATTTATACTAACAGACGACGATGACTATCGGGTAGTTGAATTGTTATTTTTCAAAAAGATTTCTTGGTAATCTGATATTTATTATATATAATAGGGTAATAATATGATACGACTTAAAAATTTAATTTCTGAACAAATGAATCAACCCGCAAATTTCGAAATGTATGTTAGATCTGTAATTATGGATACAAATAGTAGTGAATCGACTATATATCCGGACGAACCTCTAACACAAGATTATATCAAAGAGATAGTAGAAGCTTTTCATGAAGACATAGAACGTGAAAATATTAGAAATCCAGAAACAGGTGAATATGAATATGATGTTACGAGATGGGAAAGTCTTGATTTTGATTGCGAAATAAGAATTAAAAAAGCTAGAATTGATTTTCGTATAAGAGTTGACGAAGACGGTGAAATTGAAGACCTCGATATTAATGATCCAGATATTGCTGACGAATTTAATATAACTGAAATGGACTTATACAAATTATTATCCTAGGAAAATTATGATACGACTTAAAACATTGATAGAACAAAATCAACCACCACAAGACAAAGTAATCGACATTAAAGGTTCATTACCTTATGTAAATGTTATATATGATTATGACGGAAACACAGTTAACATTGATTTTGACGATTATGAGTTAGAAGATCAGTTAGATAACTATACTTGGCACGGTGATTTAATAGGCACAGATCAGAATGGTGAAGAATGGATAGTCGATGCCACAGCTGTTGTTATGGGTGGTGGAGATTATGAGTGGGATGTAGATTGGGATACTATGTCGCCACAAGGTAAGCCAACCCCTAACGTAAAAAAACAATAAAAAAATTAAACAATTACTTGGACTTAACGAATTAATTATTTAATATATAATTAATAACAAATATAAATTAATAACTTAACAAAAGGAGTAACTTATGGGACTTAACCTAGATGCCATTAAGGCAAAACTTAATCAATTAAACAGAAGCGACGACCGTCGAAACAATCTTTGGAAGCCAGAAGCTGGCAAGACACGTGTAAGAATCGTGCCTTATGTTCACCGCAAAGATAATCCATTTTTAGAATTGTATTTTCATTATGACATTGCAAAAAGATCAATGCTATCACCAGTTTCATTTGGTAATGCAGATCCAGTAGTTGAATTTGCAGAAAAACTAAAAAAGACCGGAGACAAAGAAGATTGGCTAATGGGTCGTAAAATTGAACCTAAAATGAGAACTTATGTTCCTGTAATTGTAAGAGGTAAAGAAGCTGACGGAGTAAAATTCTGGGGCTTTGGTAAAACAATTTACACGGAATTGCTTTCAATTGTTTCTGATCCTGATTATGGTGATATCACAGACTTAATGAATGGTCGTGACATCGACGTAGAGTTTACACCTGCAGAAGGAGGAGGATATCCTAAAACTGCTATTCGTGTTAAACCTAACACATCTGCTGCTACCGAAGACAAAGGTATTGCAGAAAAGATTATGAATCAACCTCAAATTACTGACATCTTTCCAGAGCCAACTTATGAAGAGCTTGAAAATGCATTGAAAGAATGGATGAATCCAGAAAATGCAGATTCTGATGTTGAAACTACATCTAATACTGCAACAGACACAAATGCAAAATCTGAAGAAAAACCTGCAGCTGCAACTACAGAAAAGAAAACAGATGTAGCATCAGCTTTCAATGATTTATTTAATCAATAGAGGATAGTTAATGGCAAAGAAAAAAAGTAAGAGTAAGAATGAACTGGAAGATGTATTAGCAAATACATTGGCTGACAGCATAAACAAACAGTTTAAAGGTCAGGCATTAAAAACTGCGTTCTTTCTGGATGGTGATGACGATTCGCCAAGTAATGTTAAAGAATGGATATCATCTGGATGTGATTCTTTAGATCTAGCAATATCTAATCGAGCTAATGGAGGATTTCCTGTTGGTAGAATTACCGAAATAACAGGGTTAGAAGCATCGGGTAAATCATTGCTAGCAGCCCATACTTTAGCAGAAACGCAAAAGAAAGGAGGACTTGCTGTTTATATAGACACTGAGTCAGCAACTAGTTCTGAATTCTTAACAGCTATCGGCGCCGATTTGAAAACTATGCTATATGTACCGTTAGAAACAGTAGAAGAAATTTTTGAAACTATTGAAACTATTGTAGACGGAGTACGTAAGTCAGACAAAGACAGATTAGTTACTATTGTAGTAGACTCAATAATGGGCGCATCTACAAAAATTGAAATGTCTGCAGAATATGATAAAGATGGATATGCAACTTCTAAATCAATTATTCTGTCAAAAGCAATGCGTAAGGTTACAAATTGGATTGCTCGAGAACGTATCTGTTTAATATTTACCAATCAACTCAGAGTTAAAATGGGCGTGTCATTTGGAGATCAATGGACAACAGCAGGTGGTAAGGCTATTCCTTTCCATGCATCTGTTAGATTGCGATTGAAAAATACTGGTCAAATTAAAGCTCAAGTTAATGGTGCAGAACAAGTCGTTGGTAGTAAAACTAGTGTGCAAGTAGTTAAAAATCGTATGGGTCCACCACATCGAAAAATTGATTATGAAATTTATTATGATAGTGGTATTGACAACTATGGTGGTTGGCTGCTAATGATGAAAAAATTCAAACTAGTTAAACAAGCAGGAGCGTGGTATACATTAGAAGATGTAGATCATGAAACAGGAGAAATCTTTGGAGAATATAAATTCCAAAGTAAAGATTTTGTAGACAAGGTTATATCACAACCAGATACAAAAGAAAGGTTATATCGTAGAATTTGCGATGCTTATATATTCAAATATCAGGCAGGGGTCGACGGTGGAATCGATGACGTTGTTATTGATGAAGAAGTTGTAGATGAAGAAGGATAATGAATAAGTATCAACAATTATTTAACGAGTTACAAAAAGAAAAGGATACGAGCCCGAAAGATGCTAATGATCATATCATGGTGTTTGACGGGCTCAATACCTTTATTAGAAGTTTCGGAGCAACACCAGCATATAATGAAGACGGTGACCATATAGGTGGTATAACTGGCTTTTTGTATTCTATAGGAAAGACTGTCAGAGACTTTAAACCAACCAGATGTGTTATTGCATTTGATGGACGTGGCGGTAACGCTAAAAGAAGAAAAATTTATAAAGGTTACAAGGCAAACAGAGCCAATAAAACTAAACTTCGCAGATTCGATCATCATGAAACAAGTATAGAAGATGAACAAGAGTCAATGCGAAAACAGTTTAGTAGATTGGTTTCATATTTAGATAATTTGCCTGTAACTTTTTTGGCTATGGATGGAATAGAAGCTGATGACACTATTGCATATATAGCACAAATGTATGCAGAAACCTGCAAAAAAATTACCATAGTTTCTACCGATAGAGATTTTTATCAATTAGTAGATGATCGTATACAAGTATGGTCTCCTATAAAAAAGAAAATGTATGACACCGAAGCAATTATAGAAGAATTTGGTGTTCATCCAAGCAATATGGTATTATATAGATCATTTACTGGAGATAAGTCAGATAATATACCAGGCGTAGCCGGTATAGGCCCAAAGACTATTTTAAAACTTATTCCAGAAATATCAAACGAACAACAAGTTTCTTTAGATCAGTTATTCGAAAAAAGTAACAAACTGTTAACAGAAACTAAACAATATCAGAAGATTTTAGACAATCGTGAAACTCTTGAAAAAAATTGGCAACTCATGGACATAAAACTTCTTGATATATCAGCAAATGTATCTTCTAAAATTAGAGGCATTATGGATCAACCAGTAAATGGATTAAACAGATCTGAATTTCAAAGATTATTTTATGAAGATAAAATGTGGGCAGTAATGAAGAATCTTCCTGATTGGTTGACTCGCACATGGTTGTCTTTAGATGCATTTGCAAAACAAACACAAAAATGATTTGATTTTATTTTAATTTTTATTATTATCTAATATGACAGATAAGTTAAGTGAATACGGTTGGAGCTTTCAAGTAAAAGTTATAGCCGCAATGTTTACGGATAGATTATTTTTGCAGCAAATTGCAGATATAATACAAACTGACTATTTTGAGTCTGACGCAAACAGTTGGTTAATGGAAATTATATTAGATCATTTTCGTGAATATAAAACTCCCCCAACAAAAGACGTCTTAAAGGTCAAGGTAACCGAAGTAGAAAATGACGTGCTAAAGACCGCCATATTAGAACAATTAAAAGAAGTATTTCGATATATGGAGTCAGACGA